AAAAGTGACCATACCACCCGCCTTTTTTCTTTAATGGTGCTACTGAAAAATAAACAATGTTTTTATTTTTACTTTTTCTTTTAACTACGCCAATACTTTTTTTAAGTGTTCCACTATCTTTAGTCACCAGCAATTTTGCTTCTTTTGAGATAGACGATGCCCCTGCTCTAATCGCACCAGTTAAAACGTTCTTTTGTACTCTTTCTGTCAATGCTTTGAGTTTTTTAAGTATCGCTTCCATTCCTAATACTTCAATGTCTGACATTTAGATAACCTCAGTACACATAATCTGCAAAGTTTTATTTGCTTCTCTAATGTTTATTACACTTTCAATATTAAAAATTCTAGTGCCATAAACAATTCGCATATTCGGCAAAACACCTGCAAAATATCTACACTCAATTTTGTGAGAAACTTCCGCGTTTACTTGTTTAGATGCAAAATATTCTTTTCCTGATATGGGAACGATACTCGCATAAACAGTTTTAAAAACAGAGTAACCTTCTATCACTTCGCCAAAGTCATTCTCTGTCTCAGTGTAAGCTTCAAAATTTACTTTGTGCTTTAAATTACCGCTTCGCATTAGATACTTCTTATCTTGTAACTAGATAGTAAGTCTTCGATAAATTTACCACCGAATTGAGAAATACTAGCACCTATAACAAACTCTTCACGGTTTTCATAAAGAGTTGATATCTTTACTTTCATATAAGATTTTATAGCTTCTGGAACTTCTGAATAACCACAAGTTAAGGTTAGTTTAAACGCTTTTTTGTGGTCAATTGTCGTTGGTATTTCGCTATAATTTATATATCCGACACCATTATTCTCGTATAGATAATATGTATCACTATCAAGCTCCACATAGTCACCTACTGCATCCATATACTCAATTTTATCAATTGAAACTATTGGATTTTTAGGTAATTTATATGGTAAAAAACAATCATATAATTCAAAAGTAGCATTCTCAAGCTGTCTATTCGTAATATTTTCAACGTGTTCTCTCACGGTGCTAATCAATGTAGCTATAAGTAGGTCTTCATCGTTGTCAATAATTCTTAAAAATGCTTTTGCTTCTTCAAGTGTAATAGGCTCTTGTGTTGGTGCTACTGTTTGAACTAATTGCATCTATTTACCCTTTGCCTTTTTTGTATCCAACGCATCTCTTTTTGAGATAGATTCAATTGCATTTTGTAAATCTTCATCGCTTAAAACCTCACCATTCAATTCAGCTTCTTTTAGTGCTACTTGTTCATAGAGAGAATTTAATTCATTTTGAATATGACTCTGTCTAATGATTGCGTTTGCTTTTGCTTCATCTTCTGCTTGTTTGAGTTTAATAGACTCTACTTTTTTTATAAAGTCATTCAACTCTTTTTCTGTTTTAAACCCTGCTATTCCTTTTTCAATAAATGCGACTGCTTCACTCTCTGTTGCTTCTATCTGTGAGCCTGCTTCAAAAGAGCCATTAACACCGCTAAGGTGCTGTTTTAGTATCATTTTCATGATTAAGCTTTATTCGCACCAGCATTAAATGCTTCTGGGATGATAACTTTCGCATCAACACGTTTGTGAACTTTGAAACCAACCATGCCAGTTCCGGCATATAGTTCATTAAGACGTTGAATTGACATTGCGCCTCTATCTGCGATTTGGAAGTAAGAGAAGTCACCAATCACGATGAATTTTTTACCAGCACCCATGTCATCCATATAGTTGTCAATTTCGATTGGTCTACCAAGTAGTGATGGTCTACCTACTGAGTCTAAACTTGCATCATAAATATAATCACCATCAGTATTTTTAAGTTTACGAATAGCTTTTTCTGTTTTGTCAGTCATTCTCCAAGTTGCATTTTTTCTATACTCTTTTTTCAAGTCGTAGAAAATGTCAATGAGTTCGTCTGCTGTTACTGCTGTAGATGATGCTGTAGTAGAGTTTGTACCTGCTGTTGCTGTTACTGCATATCCAGTTGGTTTACCAGTTCCGTTTCCAGTTGCAAATGCTGGCGCTTCTGCTTTGTCAATACCACGAGCAATTTGACCTGCCATGTATGAATCAAAGTTAATCATGTTGTCTTGTAAAAGTTCTTCTGAAACTTTAATGATTCCACCAAGTTTATAAGCGCCAAGTTGTTTAGTACCAAAAGTTGATTTAGTTTCGCCGTAAGAGCCTGACTCATCAATCCATGCAAATGTAGGTGCGTCACCTTCAGTTGGAATGTTACGAGTTGAATCTGTACCGATAACAGTTGAAATACCACGAGTTGCACTCATGTCGTTAAGTTTCATAACTACAGTTTTTTGATAGCTTTCTGGGACTATATAACCACCATCTGCATCTGTTCCAACTGTCATTGCATTTCTTGCTTCTGTTAAATCTTTACCAGCTAAGTAGTTATCGAATGCTGAAACATATTCAATTTGATTTACAGCTGAATCTACTTTAGCAACTACCACTTCATCAACTTCATCAGCAAGTTTGTTTTCTGTTTTAGCGATTTTAATATCACGATTAAGTTTTTCAAACTCTGCTTCCATTTTTGTATAAGAAACTGTTTCAGCTTCTCCCATCTCTGCGTGTGCTTCGTTAAATGCTTTCATTTCTGAAAGTTTTTCTGCTCTAAGAGCCATCAATTGTTCTAATGTCATTAGAATATTTCCTTATTAAGTAAATCGAGCTTTCTTGCTCGTTGTTGTTGAGCGGATAAATCCACCACCTTTGGCGTTTCAACTTCGTCTTTTGGTAGAAGTTTCGCAACTGCTTCAAAGTTTATGCTCTCATGCTCCATTACGGCATTGTTACAAGCTTTTAAGCCCTCAATAGTCACTGAATATGCAGAAGTTTTGTCTATGTCTCCATCAACATTGATGACTTCATCAACAAATCCTGCTTCTTGCATCTCCGCACCATAATAAAAAGTTTCTTTTGCCATAAGGCTTAGGGCATCACTCTTTCCCATTTTCGTTTTAGCTACATAAGCGTTTGCAATTATTGAAGATAAACCCTCTGAAATGTCAGCCGCTTTTCTTAATGCTATAAAGTCACCTTGTGCAGGTAGCCAAGCATTATGTATCATATAAACAGAGTTGCTTTTTGCTGTGATTAAGTCTCCAGCTAGTGCAATATATGAAGCTATACTTGCTGCAACTGCACCTATTTCTATGATAATCTCACCTTTATCGTAAGCTTTTATAGCGTTGTAGATAGTTATCCCATCTATCACGCTTCCACCTACTGAATTAAGTTTGATTGTCACGTCTCCGCTCATACTGTTTAGCTGTGAAACTATTTCTTGTGCATCAACATCCCATGACCCTACAATTCCTTCAATTACGATTTCATTCATTCTCTGGAACTCCTTTATTTAGATTTTGTACTGTTGATAGGTTTAGTTGAACATATCTCTCATCTCCACCCTCGAATCCATTCTCATCTTCGTATGCTCTTATCTCATTTGGAGATATTGAGCCGATATTAAAACGAGTTTGATAGTATTCAGCTCTTGTTTGTGTATCTACTCTAAGCATCGTGTTATATTTGAATTTTATAGATGTAGTTGCTTTTTCTTCTGTTTTAAGTAGTGATTGTCTTAGTTGTTCTTCTATGATTGTTGTTAGTGGGAAGATAGTGTTAGAGAAAAAACTTAAAAATCTTTGCTCTAGGTTTCCGTATGCTGAATTTGTAGCGTCATTTATCATTGAAGTTGGTACTCCGAACACCGCAGCAAGTTCTTCTCTGTTAAATCTTCTCGACTCTAGCCATTCCGCATCACTGTTTTTGATTGCGAGAGGCTTAAATGTTAATCCGCCTTCTAACAAAAGTGGTGTTGAAGAGTTCTCTAATCCTGTGTATTTTTCTACAATGTTATCTTTTAATCTGTTGTAGCTTTCATCATTTAAAGTTTGGTCTGTTTCAAAAGCACCGCTAGGGCTTGTTCCATTTTTAAAGATTTTGTTTCCGTGAGTTGCTGAATTGTTTGCAAATTCCAATGTTTGTTTCGCATACTCAATTCTTGATAATCCTTTGATGCCTTGAACATCTGGAATGTCAAATATATGAAGTATTTTATTAGATGGGATTACTACACCATCATACTTATATACTTTCTTGTTGTTTGTAGTTAGTTCTACTTGCATTTTGTCAGCTACAAGAGGATATAAGGCTACTATTTGTCCAAGTCCATTACGCACTATCTGTGAATAATGGTTACCTCTTAGGTCAATGTCTTGACTAATCATCTTTTTGTATATTGATGCTGTTATGTTTGGATTTGGCTCATAGCGGAGTAGATTGTAGAGAGAATTTTTATAGTCCTCTACTTTTCCGCTATCTGTTCTTTTATAAGTCTTAATGCTCATTGCACAAACCGCAGACGCCTTAACATTCACACAAGCCATAACTATAGCTATTTTTTGTGCGTTGTTGGCTGTAATTCTTTTGTCTCCACGAAAAAAAGAGCGTATTTGCTCATTACTATCCGTGGATATTTCTGCCTTTGTTGTGAAAAGGTTGCTTAAGAAGTTTTTCATGCTGTAATTTTTGCATGAAAAATTGAGGAGGTTATTTTTTGTTTATGTTTGTAAACAAAGGGTTAGTGTTTAATTTTCTTTTTTTAATTCTACAATGCCTAGGCTTTTATAATCTTTTAGTTTTTTAATAGATGATGACTCAATTTGTCTTATTCTTTCTCTCGTTAGATTCATTATTTTTCCTACTTCTTGAAAAGATTTATACTTATCTTTCTCCCATCTTGTAACCATGACTGCAATTTCTTTATTATTTAATTTTTTGATGGCATCATTTATGTTTTCATTGCAAACGAATCCTCTTTCGCTAAGATACTTGTTAAACAGTTCAATATCTATTCCTTTGCTATTTAATATTAATGATTTTATGATATTTTCTTTTTCTTCATCTTCTTTTATTTTTTCTACTCTTTTTTCTTCTTTAATTAGTTCAGTTTTTAGTGTTCTTAGCCTGTCATATTCTCTTTTTATTGGTGCATGAGAATTTTTTGCATCTGATATAATCTTGTTTGTAATCTCTTTTGACTTTTCATATTTTTCTTTTGCTTTTTGTAGTTGCTTTTCTAATTCTTCCAAAATTTATCCTTTTAAATATTTTAACTTTTATCAAATATTATACTATAAATATTAATATCATTTTTATAACAGTATCTTGTAACCTCTTTCAAGGGCAGTCTGTTTTTCATTATGTTAATTCTCATCGTGCTGTATGGAATTTCCAAAGCATCCGACACGTGCCAGTCAAAAACCTTGCCACTTATATCTTTACTCATTATGTCTTTCAATCTCTCTACTATCTCACGAAACTCTACAAATTCACTCATTTAAAATCCTCTTATGTTTGGTGTTGTTTTTTCTTCTGCTTCTTCTTTTTGTGTAAAATCAAAGTAAGCCATTGCATTAATTAGTGCAGCTACCCCATCAATCTTTCTGTTAGGGTCTGATTTTTGAGGTCGTATATTTCCGTTAATATCTGCTTTGATTGTCATATTAGAAACCATCCAATTCATAACTGGATTGTTATCATGAATTACATTTCCCTCGTTTACTTGTCTTAGTAGGTAGTTTGTAGGAGCTGCAATCGTATAGTTTTGAGATATAGGCATACAATTCTCATAGCCATCTTCTTCTAGTTCTAGTACTAACTTTCTCATTCTATGTGGGTCGTATGGAATTGCTTCTGTTTTTTTAATCTCTGCTTCAATATCTTTTTTTAAATATCGTGTATCTATTTCTTTTTGAGGGATTACAGTTATATATCCTTGTTCTATCCAACTTAAAAGAGGTGCGTTAAGTTCTCTCTCCCTGTCTTTCGTAGCATATATTTCAGGAATATAAAAAGAAGGCTTAATATAATATTTTCCATTTGATTTTTTTACTTTTACTAGAGCTGTAAAGTCATCTCTCAAAGAAGCATCTACGCCAAGAGCAAAAGTGTCAAACTCTGGAAGTTCCCCTTTGTTCTTTTGCCATTGCTCAAAAGAGATAAAACTTTCCGCTTGATTTGTAAATACATTTAGATTTTTTACTAAGAAGTTGTTTTTTAATTCTGGTCTATCTTCTGCATCTTTTGCCATTTTCTCCATGTAGTCTTTTTTAACAGATACACCATAGTTAGGATTAGCTTTTATCCAAGTTTCTTCTTTAAAAGGGTCATCTCCTGGATCAGGCTCAGCGACAAAAGCAAAAAAGTTATCATTTTCCATTACTCCGTCAAGGACTTTTTTTGCATACTCATACATAAAATAACCTGGACTTGCTGTGTTAGTCCCAGCTGTGGTAATTGCCATCATTAAAGGTTGTTGTCTCGCACCTTGCGAACTCTCTACTACTTCCCATAGGCTATTATCAGGGTGTTGCACATACTCATCTGCAATACCTACAGATACATTTAACCCATCTTCTGTATCAGAGTCACGTCCTAAAGTTGTAAAAGTTGTATCGTTTTTGCTGAAAGTTACCTTAGAGTATGCAGTTTTAGAGAAGTTTCTAAGCTCCTTGTGTTTATGAAGCATCTTATCGCAACCGCTCCAGCACAATTTAGCTTGGTCTCTTTTGGTTGCAAATATAACAACCTCTCCACCCTCTTCCCCTCTAATTATTACATCTGCAATAGCGATTCCACTAGCTAATAGTGTTTTCCCGTTCTTACGTGGGATAAAGACAAATAGCGTGCTAAATCTTCTTATCCATTCCCCACTTGCATTTAGTTTCTCCCATCCAAAAGCTATGAGAATTAATTTCTTTTGCCATAGTTCAAGTTTTAATTTTTTTCCTGCTAGCTCACCCTTATAGTGTTCTAAATCTTCAATTGTTTTTATATATCTTTTGCCTAATTTCTCGTTAAATCTTAGGTTAGGCTTTGCTAATTCTAAATCTTTATAGTGCCTATCAAATGTTTTTTCGTAGTATGGATTCAAAGTATTTCCTCTTCATTGTCTTTCATATCAAAAATGGAGTCCATCACCTCTTCATCTTCTTTGATTTCAAACTTTTGCCTTGATAGTGGGTTAAGACCTAACCTATCCATGTAGTTAAGCATTTGTTTCTCATGGTGCTGTGCTACTTTAAAATGAGGGTGTACTGATGTAATACCAGAGTCACTTGTGATTAAACAGTCGTTTTCATCAGCTGAATATAAATACTTGAAATAGTTCTGACAACTTAAAGCATATAGGACCAAGATTTGTTTATCACATTTATCATATAATCCTAAATCCATTAAGTCGTTGGTGGCTATTGAAAGATACTCATAACCAACTGCTGTTAAATTTTGAGAACTTGAAACATTTGCAATATCTTTTTTTGCTTCACATGGAAGTTCTATTTTTTCTTTAGGCTTTATTTCAATACCAACTTTCATTTTATTTGACTCAATCTCTGCTGCTAGTGCAGCTACTTGATGCTCGTTGTAGTAAGTTTTCCTACCTACCTTTTCTCTATCTAACCTCCCTTTCTTTACATATCTTGATAAAGTTGATTTGTCACAATTTAGTATCTTTAGTGTGTCTGCTTGTGTGTGCAATGTGTTATCTCCTTTGACTGCAACCAATACTGCAACCTATTATATATTTTGAAAATTGAAGTTTGTAAAAATTTGTGAGGGGGTCGATAAATTCAAAAGCATTTTTCCCATAGCTTCTAATCCCACCCTATCACTCATACTTCCTCTTCTCATTGTGACAAGAAGTGCATAGGACCTGAAGATTGTTTTTGTCATAAGCATCTCCGTTTTTAGTTAGTGGGATGATGTGGTCTATTGCATAGTCTCTCTTCTTTACTGTTACAACACAACCACACTTAGCACAAGCAAATAAGTCTCGCATTAGTATCTCTTTCCGTAACCTTCTCCATCTAGTGCTATTGTATATACTTGCACTCTCTTTGTTTCGTGAGTGTTCATTGTATAACTTCTCTCTCTCTTTTACCCATTTCTCTTTACATATAGGGCAAGTGTTAGACTCTGACATCTTCCACTTGTTTCCGCATCTGCTACATATTGCCATCATGCTGCCTTTAAATCTTTGTGCATTCTATCAGCCATTTCATATTTAAGAATTCTTTTGTCTAAAATCTTTGCAATGCTTGCACCACGTCTCTTTAGTCTTCTTTCTATCGCTCTGTAATACTTATAAATATACCAAGCATTCTTGGGTAGTGTTGTTTTTAGTTTTGCGTCAGGCTTAGTAAACATATCCACGTTTAAATATTGAGCTATTGAGTTGTGACTTCCACCATATTTTTTTGATATTGTTTCTGCTATTTCTTGAACAGGAAAATATTCAACAAGCAAATAATATAAATCGTG